TTTAACTCTGATCGGTTTCTGATATGTTGTTGCGTCTGGCAGAGTGAAATCAATTCCTGATCCAGAATTTGCAATAGCATAATCAATTCCAGATAAATTTTGATTTGACGTGAATATTTCTATTACTACCTGGTCTTCTCCGCTAAAAGGTAATCCTCCGAGAGTGATTCCATCGCCAACAAACATTAAATTTAATGTTGTGTCATAAACCAATTCGCCAACTAGTGGCGTGAATGACAACCTTTCTAATGTTGTTCCCCTCAATACTTGAATTCTAGTTACACAGCCCACTAAGCTCTCCTAAATCAAAATTTGTTTCTGTGTCATTTGCCGTAGGAATTTTACATGATTCTAATAAATTAAAATCCGATTCATCAAGATTCTTTAATAACCCGAACGAAAACCTATTTATTGGAGGTAAGTTTGACGCTCCCTGTCCGCTCGCGCCTTGCGCGTAGACCATTCGAACAATACCGTCTTTTCCGTCTTTTCCGTTGTCGCCCTTTGGTCCTTTTAATCCCCTTGGTCCGCGTTCTCCGACTTCTCCCTTTTCACCGCGTTCGCCTTGAGGTCCGCGTTCACCTTGAGGTCCCGTTCTGTTTCTTAACTGAGCCAATGCCATTATTGCGCTCCAGCTCTTTGAGAGTAAGTTAATACGCATCTACAATTACAAACTTGATCTGGACCTGCAGAATCATCTCCCGGTCCTTCCATTGATGTGTCTGGAGGAACTAAGAATTTCTCGTCTAATCCGACTTGAACTCCGTCCATATCTAAGTGATTTGCACCAGTTCCCGGATTTGGTCCACTTCCATCTCGAGTTCTATCGTCCTGAATTGAGTTCCATTCCTTTATGATTCCCGGAATTTGTAACGATTTAACGGCGTTGAGTGAAGCATTATTTGAAGCCATCGAGACTTCGGTTCTTGCGATTGTTCTTGCTCTGCCTTTTGACAATGAGTCGAATTCATCGCGAAGATCATTAGAAAGGTCAACGTTAGTATCACCTGACTCGATGTTATCGCGAACCAACCTAGACACAATTCTATGAATTTGTTTTTTAGTAGTTCCTTCGATTTCTGTAATCGCGCGTCCTGTTCGATTTTTAACATACGCATTCACGAAGTCTTGGAACCTTCTGTTCGCGGCCTTCGTCTCCATTATGTGAAATGTAGTTTTAGCATCATCGAAAATCATAGAACCGAAATCTTCAACCGTATATTTAATGTGTTTAGAAATCGTCTTTTCTATTTCAACCATTGATTCATTAGATGCTTTTAGCATTGCAAATTCTGCTAGTCTCGAATCAGTGATTCCTTTTGCTGCGTCCGAAATAGCCTCAGATAATTTTAATAATTCTGATTCTAAATCTCGTCTAAATGGTTCTTCTAGTCTTTTTCTTTTCGCGTTTTGTTTTTTCCATGAGTTCTTTTTTTCATTTCTGCTGACTGGATTGAAGAACTTGATTCCCTTTTCATAGCTCGCTTCGTCATCTGTTTCTGGCGTTTTTGTGATTTCTTCTGGGCGCGTTCCCTCGGGTCCATTTTCATCCATATTCTCGTCTTGTAGGTTTTCATCTTCATTCTCGAGTTCAGTTGTTACGATTTGCGATCCAACTAATAAAACGTCCATACCTTCTATTGGCGCATATCCGCATGATTCTCTTTTTTCATTTACTGTAAGATAATTAACACCAACTAATCCGGTCATTTTGGCGGTTCTTTTAGGAGATAATGCTTCAATGTCGCCTTCGTCATATTCCAAAGTTAAATCGTTCCCAAACAAAGGACATAGTTGACGGTTTAATTCGTCACGGTACATATCCATCGTTGGCAAAATTGTATCTTCATAGAATGATTGGCGAGCCTCTTGGTAATTAGAATAAGTCTTCTGACCTAATCCCAACATCTCGCCGGGGACTCCATAAATGTTGCATATGTCTAGCGCAGACATTTCTTTCCCTTTTATGAAGTCCATATCTTTCTGAGAAAGTCCTGTTTGTTGCCAAGTCAATCCGCCCTCTAATAACAATGGCCTTCCGGTGTTTCGATATCCTGCGTAATTGTCGTCGAGTTCTTGTTTCAATCGTCCGAATTGTTCATCAGTAAGCCATCCAGATTGATTCGAATCAGTTTGTTTTGTTTGCAATACTCCCGAAGGTGTAGCTGAGTTTTGTAACATTGCAAGATTCCATTTATTTCCTGCGTTGTTTTGATCTAAAGATAATATTGCTGCTTCTAATGGGCTCATTCCATACCAATCGTTGTTAGGATGAAATGTCTTAATGTGTAAAATATCTGATTTTAATTTAATCGGATCAACTGGCCATATTATTTTCTGGCCTCCGACTTCAAAGATATAGGCGGCAGGATATCCGTCCTTACCTACAACTATTTTCATATAATCAGGACGGACACACCACAGTTCAGATGGAGGTTTATTCGGCGTTGGCTTCACTTCATTAATATATGAATTTCCTGTTAGTTTTAAATAGGCAATTACTGCTTCCGTAAAGGCAGCGCCGCCTTGAATTGGATTTGGTTTTGCCAACAAGTCGAGCAAAGGATGTGATTCCAATTCTCGTTTGTTTTTTCCTTTGCCTTGATAAAGTTCTAATTCGATTCCTGAACAGGCTTGAGCAATCAACGAAACGCATCTGTAAACAACTGCATTCTTTTGATAACCTTCTTTTGTAAATCCAGAAAAATTCGCTGGCGTTATTACTGGTTGTCCTAATTGTCTGATGCTTGAAACTGCTCTTGCTTGGTTTGCTTTTCTTGAAAATATTGAAACTAATCTCTGGAGTCTCGTCATAGTTGTCTGATCCTCGGTTGTAATGTTTGCATTTGTGAGAAGTGTTTAGTCATCATCGACGTTGTGTCCACGGTGTCGTCGTGTTCACCTTTCGGAAACTTCTCATGCTCACTAATGAAATCCTCTACGAAAGTGACACCATCTGGCAAGAAACAATTTCCTGCCTCGACCGTTGGCGTTGCCGAAATAGCCCTAGTTTCTTTTGGAACTCCTGCAGGATCAAACGGAATTATCGGCAAAGTTGTTTCCTGTTTTGCATATTGAATTAATTGAGTTCCTGCAGATTTGTCTTCGATCACTACCGCCGATACAAAATTTGACCATTTATTATAATTAGTACGCAACGCGGCTTGTAATTGTGGGAACTCGACTTTTTCTCTCCACAGGTCCAGCAGATAAAAACCGTTTTGAGTTTCCATCCATGTTGCGCAAACCGAATAATCGTTACTGATTCCCGGCTTCTCTGCGCAATCCCAAAATTGAATCACTCTTAAATAATTCTTTGGTTTTTCTTTATAGAATTTCCACCATTTTCTTTTAAATAATCCACCTTCTGCCGGAACTGGCGATTGTTGGAATTGTCCAGAATAACCTTGTGATCCTAAATCCTTCTTGGCTTTGCCAATTTCATTTGCTCCGAATTGTTCTGGCCATAATAACTCGCCTTCGTTTTTTCGCGGATCTTCCCAACCTATTTGCGTAATGCATTTTCTTTTCGGTTCGAATTCTGCTGGCAAACAAAGATGAACATAATCTCCACGATTTATTAATTCTCCAGCCAAATCCTTTTCATGTAGCCTTTGCATTACCACGATCCTAGAAGTTGTCTTTGGATCAGCGTCCCTTGTCGACATAGTTTGGAACCACCAATCAACCGATTGTTTCCTAATTAATTCAGAATGCGCGTCGATTGCATTTAATGGGTCATCCACTATTAAACAATCAGCCCTTTCGCCGGTTCCTGATCCTCCTACTGATGTAGCTATTCTTGATCCTGTCATAGTATTTGAAAACCTAGTCTTCTGATCTTGGTCATCTTTCAATGCCCACCTAGGTCGATACAACTTTTGATATCTTTCTGATCGAATCAAATCCCTAGTCTTAACCGAATCCCTAGTGCTTAATGTTTGCGCATACGATGCTGTTATGAATCTCTTTTGTGGTTTCTTAATCCAAGACCATGATGGATATAAGACGCACACGAGCAAAGATTTCATGTGTCCCGGTGGAATATTAATCAGTAGGTTTCTAATTTGTCCTGATTCAACGGCTTCGAGGTGTTCGCAAATGGCTTCTATATGCCATCCCGGAATAAATATTTTTCCCGGTTCTAAAACTGGCCACATTAAATGAACGTATTTTAATAAATCCTCGGTTGAATCGCGTACATAGATTTCACTTGCGATTTCTTCTTTTGATTTCATTCATTCTTCAGCTTCTCGAGAATCAAAGTTCTCTCCTCTGGGCTCAAAGGACTAATATCTGGAGAGTTCAAAATTTTATTATCTTCAGCGTGAACCAATTTATCTGTCTGGCCAAGTAATTGTTTTCCCAACCAAATTAGCATTGTCACGTTTCCCTTTTCTGCAGATAACCATTGATGACGCCGCAAGCTAGTTCTGCCTTTCGCCTTTCCTGCTTTTATTGTTTCCGCAAAACGCCGCTCCAAAGTGTCAACAGAACATCCAACCACGTAAGCAATTTCCTCCATCGTGCAATGGATTCCAGCGAGCTTTTCTACGGTTTCTTCGTCTATTTCAAGCAGTGGCCTAGCCATTTATCAACTCCGCTTTCTTGCCAGTGTACTTTTCCCAACGCGCAACAATCACATCGCAATAATGTGGGTCCAGCTCCATCATAAAACATTTTCTGTTGGTGTTTTCGCAAGCGATGAGAGTTGATCCTGATCCGCCGAATAAGTCCACAACTATATCTCCAGATGATCCCCATTTCTCAAAGAACCACCCAATAAGTTTAATTGGCTTCTGTGTAGGATGAACTTTATTTCTAGCGTCAGCCTCTCCAGAGAATAGTGTGTTATTAAATCTAGCGATCTCTCTTTTATGTTTACTCTTAGACCAGCATAACTCGAACGCACTTCCGATCATTTTGTCGAAGCTCTCCGTTACACGCTTATCCCATACAATCCATGAGCCTTGATTTTTGTTTGGTAAAAGTTCTGCAAAATAATCTGCACCAAACATAAACACCTCAGAGCAATAATCGAACACTCCAAGGGCCGTCTGGATCAATTCCGGCCTGAAGTCGTCCGCGTCTCCGATGACTCGACGGTATTTCTTATTACCTTCATTATTAGCGCTAGGCATTTTCGAATAGTCAGTGTCGAGATCCATTCCATAGGGAGGATCTGTGAAAACCATATCAGCCTTTTCCCCATCCATCAGCTTCTCAACATCCGTAATTGAAGTCGAATCCCCACAAAGCAGCCGATGATTTCCCAAAATCCAAAGGTCGCCATTTCGAGAGATCGCGTGTTTTATCTCAGGCACTTCATCTTCATCGCATTGCGGCTGAGTCGGGTCGTCTGGTAATTCTAAATTCGGCATCCCCAATAGGTCCAATGATGGCAATTTGCTTTTCAAATCATTAATTTTCACATAATCAATCATCATCGCGTCGTCATGTTCAGCTAACTCTGCGATTTTATTATCTGCTACCATATCAGCGTATTCTTGCGCCTCGGATTCGTAATCTTGAAAATCAACTGCGCATTTTTCCCAGCCGAGCTTTTGAATTGCCAACAATCGGCCATGACCTTTTGTGATAAATCCAGATCGATTA